CGCTGACGACAATGTCGGGATACCCGGCATTGTCGTCAGCGGTGGCGCCCAGGATCACGTCGCCGCCGCCCAGCGATTCAGCCAGCGCTGCCGCTGACGACACCAGAAGCGTGTTGCGCATCGGCACGAACGTGTCGTCTGGGCTGGTGGCCGGCGTGGTGGGCAGCGGTGCGCCGTCGCGGGCCAGCGCGCAGTTGTTGGCGACGCCGTCGACGCTGAAGACGTAGTGCGGCACGTTCGTGGTCAGGCATTGCGCGCCAGCGCATTTGATTTCCTGGGTGCGGCTGCGTTGGCCGTAGTTGACGGTCAGCGCGACGACGGTCGTGTGGTCGGCGATGGCTTCGTACAGTGCGACGGCGCTGTCGGCGCCGCCTGATAGCAGAACGATGGCGGTCATGTGTCGGATTCCTTCAGGTCGAATAGTGCGGGCTGGTCGTGGGCGCGGCGGGTGGCGCCCAGGATGATCGGCAAATTGCGGTCGGGGCCGAAGGTCAGCGCCGTGCCGTCGCAGCTATGGCAGCCGATGGCGTGGGCATACCTGTAACGCTTCGCCGTGTTGACCCGGCCCATATGGACATGCTTGCCGCGGGCGTGGGCTTCAGCGACTAGTTTTCGGGCGTGCGCACCTAGCTTCCAGGCGGTCGTGCCGCCGATGAACAGCACGTCCAGGATCGGCCACGGTGGCGCGTCGGCCCGCCGTTCGCTGCCGTCCTGGGCGACGAACGCGGCCCGGTAGCCCAGATCGCGGATGCGTGGCAGCCACGGCAGCGAACGGTGCAGGGTGGCGCGGGCATCGCCGACGACATCGGGCGCCGTCGCGAACGCGCACAGTGGATCGCCTGCGTTGGCTTCCAGCCACGCCCACCACTGATCAGGATCGAAGCCGTTGCCGAAGCACCCGTTGTCCGCGCACCAGCGCACGCCTGGCGGTCGATGGTTGCGCTGCTTAGGGGTGTCGATGAACCCGATGTCGCCGCGCTGGATCGCTGCGTGCACGGCGGCGTTACCTGTCGGGTTTCCGTAGAACAACACGCTGAGTTATCCCCACTGTGCATCACCGCTGTGCATATTCGGACAGGCGGCGGGCTTGCCAGGATCGGACCACGTCGTCGCGGTGAAACTGGGCGGCGGTGACGGTCGGGTGCCAGCTGGTCGTGCGGTGATCGCGATAGATGCAGGTCAGGATGAACCCGTTAGCCAGCCCGCCGTCGATCATCGTCGATGGGCGGATCAGCCATAGCGTGCCGTCCAGGTCGCGGCGCTGAAGGTAGCGTTTGCCGACCCATAGGCCGACGAACTGGGCGCGGCGGCGGCAGGCTGTGCGATTACGGCAGACGGGCCGGTCGCTTCGGTGGTCTAGCCAGCCGCGTTCACCCAGGCGGCCGCACTGCCCGCAGACCTTCATCGCGTCGGCCTGCGGCTGCGGCCGACGGGCTGGCCGTCGGGGATCGGGCGGCAGGTGCGACACAGCCGGTAATCAGCACGCACGGCCGCGGCGCGCACGACCTCTAACGGCGCGGTCGCCGCCCACGGCCAGGCGACGGCCCCGCCACGCTGCGCCATGTGACAGGCCGCGATGTGCACCATCGTCGTGCGGTCGCTGCGCTTCACCAGCACCAGCCCCACACCCTTCGCGGGGCTATCGGGCCGCAACATGATCGCGGCCCGACAGGGTGGGCTGTTCGTCCAGCTGCGTGTCGTCGCCGCTGTGGTAGCGGATGCGGGTGCGCGGATCGACGTGCGGCCGCAACTGCGCCGTGGTCACGTCGGTCGATTCGTCGTATTCGGCTTCGGCCAGTTCGTACCAAGCGCCCTGCGGCATCGGCGTTTGCACGTATTCGCTGACGACGGCGTACAGGCCGGTCTTCATCGCCCAGCACACATCGAACCAGGACCAGCGTGCGTTCCCGCACAGGTCTGGCCCCCACAGATGGCCGGCTTCGACCTGGGCCAGCAGGTCAGTCGTTCGGTCGCCCTGGTAGTGCAGTTGGTTCGGCATTGTCTCCCTTGTCGGATGGTGCGGGTGTCAGTGTCACGGTGTTGCCGACGGCGCCGTGCAGCGCCATCAGCCAGGCCATGCGGTCGCCGTCGGTGGCGTCGGCGGCGGGCAAGGTCAGGTTGTGCAGCGCTTCAGGCAGTTGCGCCATCACGTGCACGCGGTAGCGGTCGATCATCTTGTCTAGGTCTTCGACCAGCGGCACGCCTTCGTCGTCGGGGTCCAGGTAGCCCAAGATTCGGTACAGATTCCCCAGCGTGCAGAACATGTTTTCCGTTGACCCGTAGGCGACGGTGATCGCAGCGCCAGTCGGGAACACGTTCGGGTCGTAGTCGTTGACCGGGTTCGTCGGGTCGCTGTCCCCGGTGATGATCCGCGGCGGCGTGGTCATCGCAGCCGCCTAGTTTCGACGGGCTGCGTCTTGCGCCGGATGACCAGTTCGACCGGTTCCATCGCCGTGTCAGGCGGCCGCCAGCCGGGCACGTCGCTGGTCCCCTTGCCGTAGCCGAACGCGCCTTCAGCGACTTCGATGGCGTCGTGCAGGTTCGCGTGCGACTGCTGCGCGGCGGTGAAGATCAGGTTTCCGTTACGCCACACCCGCATCGCGTACCCGGTATCGACTGATTCGTCGTTAGCTTCCGCTGGGTCAATCGTGATTGTGATCATCGGCCTGAACCTTCCTGTTGTGCGGCCTGTCTGCGGCGGATCGCTTCTGCGACCTGCTGCGATTCGGTGCGTGCGCGCAACATGGCTTCCTGGCGGGCCAGAATTCCAGCGCGCAGGAAGTTGGCGCACGCCATCATGGCGGCGAACATCGGGTCGTCGTCTTCCGGCCCGGCGGCCAGGTCGTTGGCGGCCTTCAGCCACCTGTCGCCCTGGTCGATCAGCGCCTGTTCGGATGCGCTCATAGTGCACCGACCTGACGGCCGCGGGCGCGGCGCTGCTGGCGCTGGCGGGTACGCCGGCGGGCCTTGCGCTGGGCGCGGCGTTCGTCGACGCGCCACGGTTCCACGGTGCCCTGATAGACCGGCTTGTCGTGCAGGCCGCCCAGGATCGCCATTTCGTACTGCGTCGGTTCGCGCATCGGCCGCCCTGGCACGAACGGCTTACGGTCGCCGTCGTCGGCGGGTTCAGGCTTCGGGTCAGGTTTGTTGCGGGCGTCGATCACCATGCCCACCAGCTTCTTCAGCCCGGCCTTACCCGGCGTGTTCATCGCGTCTTCCAGCCGTTCGGCCGTAGCCGTGTCTTCGGCGGAAGGTTCAGGTGCGGCGGGCGCCCCGGCCATTGCGTGGCGCCCGCGGCTTCGGTTCGACATGTCGGATCAGTCCTTCGTTTCGTCTTCGTCAGCGGCGTCTTCGTCCTGGTCGGGGAAGTCGACGACCGTGCCCATCGCTTCGCCGATGCTGACCGGTTCGCCTTCGGCGCCAGCTGCGGCTTCGTCGACGGTGCCGTCTTCGTTGATCATCGGCGCGGTGTTTTCGTTCGCGTCAGGTGGCAAGTCCTGACCGGCCCGTGCGACCGACAAGATTTGCAGCTTGCGGGTGTAGCGCATTTCGCCGTCGGTGCGCCGCGACTTCGCCGCGCCAACGACTTCGACCTTCACGCGGAATTCCAGTATTTCGTTGATGTGCGGCGGGTTCGGCACGGCCTTCGGTGTGCCGCCGAACGACAGGTAGGCGTCGATGGATAGGCCGCTGTCGGGGTCGACGACATCGTCCAGTGCGTTCGTCGATTTGTGGTCGGATGCCTTTGTGGTGTCTTTACCCATGCTGGTGCAGTTTCCTTCGGTTGTGGTGGGTGCTACGGGTCGACGATCTTCGACGATTCGGCGTCGTAGCGCGCCGGATCGAAGTCTGGATCAGCGACGTGTTCATCGCTGACGGCTGCGGCCGGGCCGTCGTCGGCCAGGACGATGCAGACGCTGTGACGGCTGCGTGGTGGCAGCGGCGTGATGAACCTGGGCACCACGTAGTCGGGCATCCCCAGTTCGTCGGCCCGCCGCAGCAGGGCACGCATGTCACCCAGCGTCAGCGGTTCATCGTGTTGCGGGGTGACACGGCAGCCCCGCGGCTTCGGCGCCGTCATCAGTCGCGAACCCCCAGCCACGCCAGCAGGTCCATCATCGACAGGGCCAGGTGGTCGACCATCTTGTACATCAGTTCAGGGATGCACGGGTCTTCCAACAGGACAGCGGTGCGCTTCCCGGCGCCGACAGCCCAGCCCAGTTCCAGGTGCGCCGACCGGCCACACGGCAGAACCAGCACGAACGTGTCGGCGGCTTCCATCGCATCGAAGTCGCTGTTGAACCCTTCAACTGACCGCGGATGATCTAGCGCGTTGACGTAATCCGCCGGGTCGCAGGTGTCATCGCGGCCTGTGGTGTTAGGCAGCCCGACTTCGGTCCAGTGGAACCCCGTGCCGTTCGGCGGGTTTTTGAAGTCGTACACGTCGAAGCCGGCCGCCCGCAGCACGTGCACGACGGCGGCCTGAAGGTCGTTTCGCCACGACGACGCGACATAGATAGACCGGGTCAGGTGATGCGTGTGGGCCGGGCAGTTCGTGGCGTTGGCGTCGCGGCTGCCGTCGCAGATGGCCCTAGTCATCGTTCAGGCCCGCTTCGCGGATCGACGCGGCGTTCAGCCCTTCGACCAGCCAGTCGACCAGCTTGCCCTTCTTCTTCCAGTCCTGAAGCGTGTCGACCAGATAGCGCAGTTCGATGGCCTTCAGGTCGTTCGACGATTCGATCCGCCGGTATTCGGCGTTCGGCCGCTTGGCGATGATTTCGCTGATGACCATTAGCCGTTCTTCCCGGTCGGTCATCTTGCCTTCGCCGAACAGCGCGAACATGGCGTCCTGGGCCTTGTCGCGCTGCGACTTCTGCGGCGGCGCCGGTTCATCGGCAGGTGGTTCGGCCTGCGCTTCGTCGGGCGTACCGTCGGCCTTCGGCGGCGCCGGGGACGTGTCGGCTGGCGGTTGATCCGGCGTCGCTGGCCCATCTTCGTCGGGCAGTGGCACTTCGTCGGCGTCCTGCACGTCAGCGCGTTCGCTGGTCGTCGCCTGGCGGGCACGATCACGCAGCCCATCCATGCCGCGGGCACGCGACGGCTGACGACGCTGCTGCGGCGGGTCGTAGTAGTCGCCGACAGCGTCGATGATGCTGCTGTCGCCCATGTCGGCCAGATCATCGGTCGAATACGGCAGGCCCAGCAGGATGTGCGGCGCGATGGTGCGGCACACTTCCGCGGTCGCCTTCGCCCGCAGCATCACCTTCGGGCTGGTGATGTACTTCATGTTCCCGAAGACGACCCAGTATTTGCCGTTCCGGCCAGACCGTTCTTCGCCGTCCCAGTCTTCCTTCACGTTCGGGCGGCGCAGGCTGTCGTCGGTGCGCGGGCGCGGCACCCAGCCTTCCTGAATGCAGTCGTCCATCGTGATGTGCCCGACTTCGTCGGGGCTGATCCGCAGGCCCTTGTCGTCGAAGATGCGCGGGCTGTCGGGTTCCCACGCCCAGATTTCGTGTTCGTCGTTCGTCGCGGTGATGGTGCGGAACGCGTAGCCCTTCGACTTCAGCAGGCCCTTCATCGTGCGGGCTTCCAGACCGGGCGACCCGTTGACCACGATCACCGACCGCAGCGACGCCATCGGCGACAGTTCCAGTTCGGCGCCGAACAGGATCGCGGCCGCGCCGTCGGCGGGCTGATTCTGGAAGCGCTGCGGCACCAGCTTCGATTCGCAGATCAGGTCGGCGAAGAACTTCGCTTCACGCATCGACGCGACGTGATCGCGCAGCGTGCCCAGCGCGGCCAGGCTGATTTCCCTGGCGGGCGGCATCACTTCGATGGTGCCGCGATCCCGCGGGTCGTCGTGGTCGTCGTCGGCGTGGGCGATGTCGGCGCCGTTCCCTTCGGCCGGGGCCGGGGCTTCATCGGCCGGGGCTGTGGTGTCTTCAGTTGTTGTCATCGGTCGTGCCTTCCTGTCGGATGTTTTCTGCGTTGGCCTTCGTGCCCTTATACAGCGCGACGCCGCCCTTACCGTTATTGCGTCGTTCGGCCACGATCACGTCGCCGACCTTCGCGTACTGCGCCTTCTTCATCGCATCCAAGATCAGCGATTTCGCCCCGACGTGGGTCGTCTTCGCATCCTTTTCGCCCTGGTAGGCGTTCAGATACTGCGCGGCCAGCGCGGGTTCGATGTTCACGCTGGTGCCGTCGATGTCGGGGTGCAGTTGGCGCAGGCATTCGTAGGTTTGTTCGCGGTTATCCAGTGGCGGCGGCGTGTCCGATTCCAGGGATCGGTAGAAGTCCACGCACTGGCTGATCATCCACGACGCCACTGACGCGTCCCACGGGATTTCATAGATGCGTTCGTCGTAGTACGGGCCTATCGCCAGCAGGTGGCTGACTTCGGCCCACTTCACCTGATGCGGTTGCGCAGCTGCGCAGAACAGCCGCTGCGCGGTGACCTGTAGCGCGTAGTCGTCTGGGCAGTCGCCTGACAGGTCGTCGCCCCACTGTTCGATGTCGGTCATGGTGCGTGCGATCTTCACTTCGACGACGCGCCGGGATGATCCGCGGACGGCGCGGCGGTCCAGGGTGACGGCGGCGGGGAAGCCGAAGTGATCGTCGGGCACGGTGAACTGCACTTCGCCCGCGGACAGTTGCCAGCCGGGGTTACGCCGGCGCCACCTGTTGGCTGCGTAGGGTTCCATGTCGTGACCGATGTCGAAGGCGTCCTTCGGCGGTTCGGGCGGCACCAGGCCGCGCATCCGATGCCACAGCCGGAATGGCGATTCCCACCTGGACACGCCGCAGATCGCGGCGACCTTCGACGGTGTGATCAGCTTCAGCCATTCCGGCGAACCGGGTTCGATGGCGACGTTGCGCCGCGGGCCGGTCATGCTGTCACCAGTTCGCAGCGGATGACTTCGGCCTTATCGTCGTTGACGGCCTGGTGCACGTGCAGCGCCATCAGCATGTCGGTCGCCTGATAGCCGTACGTCACGTTCTGCACGGTCGTGACCTGGTAACTGTTCATACTTCTGCCCCTGTCGGAATGGGTTCACCGGACATAGGGCACCATGTTCGGCGGGTCATCGGATGATGGCCGTCGTGGCGTCGGTCGTAACCGACCACGGATTCAATTTCGTGCGGCGGCACCAGCGGCCGTTCGCCCTGGCGGTAGTCCACGCCACCTAGCAGCGTCTTGCAGGCCGGGCATTCGATCATGACGCCATGCCTTCGCGGGCCTGCCGCTTCGACAGGATGTCTTCGGCGGTCTGGTCTTCGAAGTCGCGCCAGCGGCGGCCCTTCGCGATGCCGTAGTCGCGGAATCGCTTCTGCAACGCGTCGATGCTGATCCCCATGCGGTGCGCGATGTCGTCGTCGGTGCGGCCCACGGCGCGATAGTCGGCGACGATGTCGGCGAAGTCGTCGGGCACCCGGCCGCGGGTCAGCGGAATGGGCGGCGTCAGCACGGCGGGTTCAGTCGCTGGGTCGTCGATGGTGTCGAAGTCCCACGCCAGCGGGTCGTGCCAGCCCTTCAGTTCGGCGCGGCGCCGCGTTTCCGCTGACGGGCCTGGCCGCATTTCCAGCCGCAGGAACACGTCTTCGATGCGGTCGGCGATGGTGATGTGTGTGGACTTCTGGCTGCCGCTGATCAGCCGGGCCAGGACGGCGCGGCTGACACCCGATTCGGTTTCGATGACGCGGTACGGCCAGCCCATCGCGGATAAGGCGCGCAGCCTGCGGGTGCTGCCCGTGGCGTCGACGCTGAACCCGTCCCACTTGCCTGCCGCCACGAAGGCGCGGCGGCGGCGGTTATAGCAGGTGTTGCAGCGGCCGCGGGCCTGCACGGGCGCTAGCCCGCATCGGCAAAGCTGTTGGTCGCCGTCGGTGGCGGGCCTAGCATCACGGTCAGACATAGGAACATCACCCGTTCTTCGTCCAGACTGCCGCCTTAGCCATCACCCGGCTGGGCGGCAGTCGCCTTATGTGTTCTGGTCGTCCCCGTCGGGGTCCAGGATTTCATCGACGCCGTCATCGACTGGCTGCGCGACGTAGTGCAGTCGGTAGGTCAGCCCGGCTTCGTCGGTCCATTTCTTCCCGTCCAGCGCCGGGTCGTGCGTCGCTAGCGGCGGCAGCGGCGGCGGGGCCAGGTCGTCGGGCTGGTCGCCGTGGAAGAAGGCGCGGATGGTGTTGTCGCTGCACCCGGCGGCCGTCATCACCGCGGCCGACAGGGTGCTGAATCCGTCGCGGATCGCGTCGGCCAGCGCTTCGGTGCGGGCGTCGGCTTCGGCGCGGGCCTGCGCCATCTTCTCAGCAGCTTCAGCCGCAGCGGCGGCTTCCTTCGGGTCTTGCCAGCCCGCAGGTGTATCCCACGCCATCAGTGCCCCCGCTTCTGTTTGCGACGCGCCTTCTTCAGCCGACGTTCAGTCACCGATTCCGCGGTTTGGCCGGCCAGTGGCGCCAGCGCGACCTTCGGCTTGTCGACGAATCGCCCAGCTGCCGCTTTACCCAGCGCCTGACACGACGGCGTCGGCATCCGATGCACCTGCAACTGCCACTTAGCTGGGTAGCTGCCGCCGCAGTCTTCGCAGATGTACAGGACGGGCACGTAGCGGGCGCAGACGCATTCCTGTTTACTGCCGACGCCGTCCAGGCAGCCGTCGGTCGGGCAGTGCCGATTCTTCGGGTGAAGGCAGGCCGCGCAAACGATTTCGCCGGTTTCCATGTTCACCATTCGGCGGCCGCCGTCGGCCGGGACGACGACAGTACTGGTCACTTCGGTCATGCCGTGATCAGTGCTTCGATGTCGGCGCGGCGGTAGCGGCGACCGCCGCGACCGGGTAGCCGGATCGCGTTCAGGCGGCCCTGGTCGGTCCAGTTCGCCAGCGTGCGCGTGGTGACGCCCAGCAGTTTCGCGGCGTCGCCAGGCCGAAGCATTTCATCAGCGTCGGAATCGGAAGGAATGGAAACCATGACGCGGGACGCTACGCGCAGGGTCCGACAGCCGTCAACGTCGACACGCCGACAAGTTCGCGAATCGCATAGACCGCCTGCTGCGGCACGACGCCGTTGCCGCACGCTTCGATCTGCATCGGCGGGGTCATCCCCTGCACGTCGACCCAGCCTTCAGGCAGGCCCATCATCCATTCGTCGAAGCGTGGATTCAGCACGCGGCCGCCGCGTGGCCCAGCGATCAGCGGGCGTGGTGCGGGTCGGTCTAGGACTGCTGCCCATCGGTCGACGGCGTGCTGGAATTCGCCCCAGTCGAATCCAGGATCGCCAACTGGGTCACCAGATCGTGGCCCCCAGAGCGTTCCCGTTTCATCCGCGCATAATCCGGCCCAGCGTGGCTGTTCTTCGCCGACGGCGTGGGCAGCAGCTTCACAATCGCGTGCGTCAAGTCGTCGCCGCCCTGACGCACTGGCCGGATGCCTTTGTGGTCGCGGCCGGTCGGTGTCGGCAGCAGTGATGACGACGAACAGCCGTTCGCGGGCGTGGCAGGCGCCGACCTGGTCTGCGCGAACGCTTGTCCATCGGACATCCAGCCCGTCTTCGGCCATGTCGCCGCATACGCGGTCGAAGCCAAGGGATCGGTGCCCTGCGACGTTTTCCAGGATCGTGATTGCTGGTCGTAGGTGGCGAATGGCTTCGCGGATGTGGGGCCACAGGTGTCGGTCATCGTTGGTTCCCTTCCTTCGGCCTGACAGCGCGAACGGCTGGCATGGGTAGCCAGCGGTCAGGATGTCGGGCGCTTCGATGTCGGTCCAGTTGATGCGGGTCAGGTCGCCGTGGTTGGGGATGCCGGGCCAGCGTTGCGACAGGATCAGCCGCGGGCCGGGTGCGGGGTCGGCGTGCCAGATCGTTTGGGCGCCGAAGGTGAATTCCGCGGCTAGGTCCAGACCGCCGTAGCCGCTGCACAGCGATCCGATGGTCGGGGTCACGCCTTGCCGTACGGGCTGGCGCCTTCGAACGGGCCGCCATAGCCCTGGTTCGACAGCCGCGGCGGGTAGGTGCAGCCGTGCGGGCGCACGCACTTCCAGCACAGGTGCGCCATGCCGTCCAGCGCGGGGTCGGCGTTCGGGTTATCGAACTGGGCGACGCCGCAGTGGATGCACTTGCCGATGACGGTTTCGGTGGCGGCCATCAGATGGCGGCTTCCAGTTGGGTTTCCAGGACGGTGGCGACCAGGTCGCTACGATCCCAGGTCACAGCGGTGTTGCGCTGACCGGACGGCAGCGCGGAGTAGTAGCGCAGGAAGATGCCAGTGAAGCCGGGGCTGCCGATCAGTCGGACTTTGTCGCCGGTCTGGAAGTCGTTGGTCATGTCGATGACAATACCAGACGTGGTGTAGTGGTCAACCACTTTGGGTAAGTTTCGCGACACGAATTCGAAGGCGCCGACGCCTAAATGGTTGACTGCCCCGCCGCCGGGCGCCTATCGTTCCAACCATGCCAACCACACCAGAACCCACCACCATCCGACACCAGAACCCCGCCGACGACATCCGCGTCACAGTCGACCGCCTGGCCGCCATCGGACCAGAAGGCCGGCCAGTCGTCACAATCAAGTTCACTGCCGACCCCGCCATGTTCGACGACGAACCCATCGAACGCTGGGCATCAGTCGCCGTCGACGAAGCGCTGCGCCGCCATCAGGCTGAACGGGCACGAACCCGCGACGCAGCCATCGCCCTAGATCGCGTGTTTCGGGATCGTGGACTATGACCCGCGCAGTGATCGGCGAAGAACTGAAGTATTCGCGGGCGCTGCGCCTGTTGCCCATCGGCGCGGTGATCACCACAGCCGACAACGTGCGGATGCGGAAGTGGACCGAAGACGGTTGGATCATCTGCCAGCCCGACGGTGATCTGCCCACCACGATGCCCGTGGAACCCTTCGCGTCTGAAGCCGTGTTTCTGCCCGCCACGGTCTGGTCGATGCCGATCAAACCATTCGACCAGTCGAAGCGCACCAGGATCACCCGCGCCCTGATCAGCCACTGTCTGGTGCAAGCCCATAACAAGGGTTGCCTGTGCGCGTGCAGCCGCGGCTTCACGACGTTGCAGGAACACATCGACCATCAGGCCGATGCCGTGATCGCCGAACTAGCGAAGGAATGACATGGCAGTCGAAGACCGGACTGGGACGTGCGCCACCTGCGACGGCCCCATCTATCGCCAGCCCACAGGCACGCCCCGAATCAAGCCCCGCTGGTTCCACAGGCGCACCGAAGACTGGATCAACAGCCCGCACGATCCGACACCCAAGGAAGAAGTGAACGCATGAAGTTCGTGATCCACCAGCCGCGCATCGAAGTCCGCGAATACGACCTGCCCATGCTGCCCGAAGCGACCGACCAGCAGGTGCTGGCGCAGGCCGCGACAGCCGCGCCGGAATCGGTCAGCGTCGTCGACGCCGGGTCAGCGTTCGTGCACCTGCGCGGCGGCGACGAAGTGGAACGCGCCGGGCAGATGCTGGCCGACGCCCGTGCAGCTGAAGACGCTGCGATGGCCGCCGCGAAACAGGTCGCCCTGGCCGCCCTGGACGCCGGGACGAAGTCCGAACGGGCGCTGGCGGCGGCGCTGGGCGTTGACCGCAACACGATCCGCGCATGGCGCGGGAAGAACGGCGGCGGGAAGGATTCAGACTTAGCGCCGGGCATCATCGCTGCACGGGAACAGCACGCCGCTGGCCTAAACACCCGATAACCCGAACCCACCATCCATCACTGAAGGAATCCGACATGAACCGAATCATCGCCGTCGTCGCCTTGTCCATCGCTGCCGCGTTCGTGCCTGCCGCGTGTGACGATCCGACGATGCCCACGTCACCCGCCAGCGTCCAGCAGCGGCCTGTGGTCGATCAGCAGTTCGTCGACTTCTACCTGGGCGCGATCACGGGCACCCGGTTGGCGCCGGGTGAATACGTGCCGGGCACGAACCCGCTGACTGAAATGCTGGGCAAATGACGGGCGCCCATCGGGGTGTTGGCCGCGGCTGCTGGATACGGCGGCCGCGGCACAAGTTGACGCGCACGTCACGTGTCACGGTCGCTGATCTGAAGTGGCAGGCCCGCAACGAAGCGGGGCCGTCGGCGCCTGTCCTGCTGGGCGTGCGCGAATGCCGTATCCCGCTGTACGGCGAAGTGATGTTGCCGGTCGTGCCTGACTTCCAGCCGTTCAGCGACGCAGTGAAGAAGGCGATGGCCCGCGTCGATCCCGACCCGCCAACAGCGCCGTTCCGGCTACTTGACCTATACCCGCCAGCGTGTTGTGGCGGTGGCCCGCAGTGGGGTCACCGGTTCGACTGCCCAGAATGCCCCGACTGACGTGGGCAGCAACGCAGCAATCAACTTGAGCGACGACGAACGCGAAGCGGCGGCGAAGATCATCGCCACCATGCCCGAAGACCCGCAGTTAGCGTTCGACACCGCGATCAGCGCGATCAACATGGCCCGAACACGACGCCGCGAAGCGCTGCACGCCCGAATCATGGGCGTGTCAGTCGATCAGTACCGCGCCCTGCGCGACGCTACGCACTAGTAGGGGAATTCGGGGCCGTCGCCGATGCTGGACACGACCAGCCACGCGACGACACCTAGCACCACACCCAGCGCTGCGCCTGCGGCGACCGCTTCCACAGCGGTCTTCACGGGCGCAGCGCTTCCATATCCAGGTTGAACTGGTGATGTGCGATGGTCCCTTCGCCCAGTTCAGCGATGATCGGCGCCGCTTCGGCTTCGTACTGCGCCACGTCGGCCCAGAACTGATCGGCCGCGGCCTGCGTCGGTGTCACTTCGGCCGGCTGGCCGATCAGGTCGCCGTCTTCGTTGGCCTGCGCCACGATGCGGTCGTATTCGGCGCGGGTCGGTTCGTTCAGCCCGTCGGTCGCGCCGTCGGTCAGCGCCTTCGACAACGCGACCCATTCGATGCGTGGTTCGTCAGCCATCAGCCCGCCTTCCTAGCTGGTCGGTACGGTTTCGAAGTTGATGTTCGCGTTCGCGGTGATCGCCAGGAATTCGGCGTCGATTTCGAACTTGCCCATCGTGTCCAAGATGTACCCGCTGACCACGTCGTCGCCGACGCCGACCAGATGGATGTTGTCGCTGCTGTTGCAGTACAGCGACCGCGGCCCGCTGGTCGACGTGTCGGTCCACATAGCCATCAGCGGCACGTGCCCGATGACGACGCCGGGGAACGCGCCGGGCAGTTCGGCCTGGCCCAGCGCGGCCAGCCACTTCGCCGCGGTCGGGCCGCTGATGTCGACCGGTTGAATGCCGACGTTGACGAAGCGGCATTCGCGCCCGTACGCGCCGCAGCGGTCGATGGTCTTCTGAATGCGCGCCGCGCAGCGCGCCTTATAGGTCGCCTGGTACGGGCTGACCATCGAACTGCCGTCGTTCCAGCCGCCGATGTCCAGGAAGATCGCGCCCTGCTTTGAGTAGTAATCAGCACGCCAGTTCACGCGGCTGTCGGACCACGCAGCTGACGACCGGTGCCCGTTATAGGTGTCCAGTTCGCCGCCGCTGGTGGCGTTCGCGTTGTACTCACCAGTGCCGCCCTGGCCGTCGATGCCGAATGCCATGCCGGTGCGCAGCGACATGATCACCGCGGGCGGCAGGCACTGCCAGTCGCCGCCGGGCCAGGTGTAGCCGGGGCTGCTGAACCAGGTCTGGGCGTCCTGCCAACTGTCGACCCCGGTGATGTACAACTGCGGCCGGTTCTTCGGCCGTTGGATCACCGACAGCGTTTCGATCCAGCAGCCCAGGAAGTAGCCGTTCGCGCCCAGCATGAAGCGGTGTTCGCGATAGCGGTGGTCAGCGTAGGTCAGTTCGCGCCGGTAGGTGCCGCTGCCGCCGCTGAGATTGCGCGGCAGCCCGTCGACGACCGTGGACGACGACGACAGCAGCTTGTTTTGGCCCTGGTGTTCGACCGCGATCTGCATGTCCAGCTTCGTCGCCGACAGTTGGCCCTGGCCGCAGTACCAGACGGGCACGACCTTCGCCGATCCGATGCCGACACGAATGGACTGGTGGCCGTTGTAATACTGCCCGGCGGTGCCGTTGTACCAGCGCGGCGACGCCGCGTTCAACAGGCAGGTGCGCCCAGCTGCGGTTTGGATGTTCGACGGCGCAGTGGCCGGGATCATCCCCTGGTAGTTGAAGATCGGCTGGCCGGTCACCGAATCGACGGCGTCCCACGGGATGAAGCGCATACCGGTCTGGGAACCGACGGGCAGGTCGCCCGCGACGATGCCGCCGTCGCCGGTCAGTGGCCCGTTGACGGCGTCGACGACCGGGTATCGCGCCAGTTCCGGCGTCCAGTCTTCGGCCAGCGTTTTGACCCCAGCCCCGCCGGATGACAGCGGCCCCGACGGGGTGATGATTTCCGAACCTGTGCGAACTGCACCCATTTATCCGGCCACCTTCACGACTTCGGCGCCAATAGCGCCCCATGATTGGCTTCCTGTCGACGCCAGCGTCACGTCGGCGCCCGCGCCGGCCTTGTCCAGCACACCCATGAAGTCGCCTGTGCCGGTGACGCTGCCGCCTGCGTTGTAACGGACGTTCGCGCCGCTGGTGAACGATCCGCCTGTGATCGCGCCGGATGCCACGCAGGCCATCACGGCGTAATTCGTGGAATCGACCGCGGGGATCGTGATGCTGATCGCGCCGGTCGTGCCGTTGATCTTCGTCAGGCCGGTGAGGTCTTCGGCGTTGTCGTAGGCTTCCACGTCGATCTGCATGGATGTCCAGGTGAACCCTGATTTCACGATGTTGGCGGTCAGGTTGTGCGTCGTGGACGCCGCCAGGTTCGTGCGCTTGAACATCAGCACGGTGCCGAACTGCGATGCGGCGAACTGGCCGCCGGTCTGGGCGCCGACGAAGGTCCAGTTCGCGCCGCCGGAATCCAGCAGTTCCAGGGTGTCGTACCCGGTTTCGGGTGTGGCGTGGTTGTTCGAATGCGACAGGCCGACGAACGCGACGCCCAGCAGCTTCGACGACGTGGTGCCTGTGGTCAGGCTGTCGGTGACGCTGGTGCCGGTCGTGACGCGGTTGCCGGTCGACGATCCGGCCGGGGTGACCGGGCCGACGGCGGCGTTCGTGGTCTGGGTGTCGGGCGCGCTGAACGCACTGTTCCCGGCGGCGTCGCGGTACTTCGCCTTCACGGTGTACGGCGTGGCCGCGGCGCGGCCGGTCCAGGTCCACGGGCTGGTGACGTTGGCTTCGATCAGCGTTTCAGCGTCGTCGTCCCACATGTCGACGCCGACCACGCCGACCGCATCCGAACCGGGGCTGAACGTCCAGGTGATGCTGTTGCTGGTCTTGCTGCTGAACGACAGCGTCCCCGGCGTGGGCGCTGTGGTGTCCCCTGGCGGCGCGTCGGTGGTTCGGGTGTCGATGCTGGTGTCTGCGTGGTTGCCTTCGGCGTCGTACACCCGCAGGTAGGTCTTCACTGGTGTCGACGCGGGCAGGCTGCCGCGGGTGAACGGGCTGGTGGCGTTGGCGATGACGACCAGGTTCGTGTCGCCGTCCATCACGTCGATGCTGGACACGGCGACGTTGTCGGTTTGGCCGCTGAACGAATAGGTGACCGACGACGAATCTTTGCTGACGAAGGTCAGGGTGCCGGGATCGGGTGGCGTGTTGTCGGACTGGGCGACGAATTCGACGATGCCGACGTACTGGTTCGTCGCCAGCACTTCGTCGAAGCGGGCCGTGATGGTGTCCAGGTCGGTGCGTTCGTAGCGGATGTTTTCGATGTTGTCCCACGGCGAACTGTTGCGGTACACCCACAGCCGCACGTGGCGACTGCCGAAGCCGTGCGGGATCGTGATGTCTTCGTCGACGCCGTTGCCCAGCAGTTGGATGTACGGCGGCGTCGTCGATCCGCCGCCGCCGCCAGGCGCGGCTGCCCATTTGATGCCGCCGGGCTGCGCCGGGTCGGCCGTCAGGACGTGGCCTGTGGTGCCGACGCCCAGCCGGATGACGGTGCCCGCGCCGGATGCGACGGCCAGGTCGCCCTTCGTGGTGAACAGCGATTTCAGCAGGCCGACCGCGGCGACGCGGGCATCGGCGGCGGTGCTGAAGTCGCTGATCGTCGACGCCAGCTGCGATCCGGTATGCGTGGACCGATCCCGCAGTGCTGCGTCGGTGGCGTTCTGCGTCGCGGTCGTGCTGATGGTGATCGTGTCGCCGGCGTCGTTGACGCCGACGCTGATCAGCCCTGATCCGATCATCGCCACGCCGATCACGTCGCGGATGGATTCAGGGTCGCCAGCTGTGCCGGTGATGGTCAGCGTGTTGGCGGCGTCGTCGTAGTTCAGGGTGATGCCTGTGGATGCGGCCAGCATGGCGGCGACGGCGTCCTGGGCGGCTTCAGTGAAGTCGCTGATCGTCGCGGATGTCTGGGTGCCTGTGTGGTTGGCGCGGGCCAGCAGGAACGCGTCAGTCTGGTTGGCGGTCGCGCCTGCGGCGATGGCGGCCAGCTTCGCCCGTTCCACGTCGGTCAGCCACTTGCGGGTCGTGGTTTCGTCGACTGTGGTGGCGGGCTGGGTGCCTGTGTGGGTCGTGCGGTCGCGCAGCGCGGCGTCGGTGCTGTTCTGGGTGGCCGTGGAACTGATCGTGATCGTGTCCGCGGCGTCGTTGACGGTCACGCTGATGACGCCGGAACCCAGCAGCGCGATGCCGATGGTGTCGCGGATCGTTTCGGCATCCACGGCGCCGCCGCCGCCCGTCGCGGCGATGGTCAACTGGTTCATGGCGTCGTTGTACGACAGCGTCACACCCGTGCCCTGTTGCAGCATCAGCGCGACAGCGTCCTGGGCGGCTTCGACGAAGTCCGACATCGCCGCCGATGTGAGGAAGCCGTAATGGTTGGCCCGGTTGAACACGTCGGCTTCGATGCCGGTCGGGTCGTAGGTGGCGGCCTGCATCCCGCCGCCGCCGCCAGGCGTGAACGGCGGCCCCATCGGCGCCCCGGTCTGATCCAGGAACACGATGTCGCCACTGCCGTTGACGACGTATTCGGCGGGCAGGCGCCGCAGCACCAGTTCGGCCGGGGGATCGGACGGCGGCAGGTCGACGCGGTCGGCGGTCGTCAGGTCGATGGTTTCGGGCGTGTACGTGTCGCGGATGATCACGCTGGCGCCGTCGCCGCCGGTCAGGTTTTCGATGCTGCCCAGGATCAGCGGGTTACCGGCGCCCAGCGGGCCGGTGAAGGTGGCTGTGTACTGCTGGCCTTCGGGCACAGTGACCGGGCCGGTCACGTTGACGTTCGTGCCGATCTGCGTCAGGCCGCGAAGCGCTGTCTGCATCTGCAACGCGGTCGGCGCGTTGCCCAGGTAGGCCGTCGGGTTGACGCCGTACACCAGTGCGAACTGGCCGCCGGTCGGGCCGCCTGTGATCGTGATGGTCTGCACGCGGCCGGCTTCGTAGTCGGCGGGTTCGACGACGGGGATTTCAACGGTGATCGGGTCGTAGGTGTAGGTGCGGCCGCTGATGGTGGCGTTGCCGAACTGGGCGGTAAGCAGCAGCGGCGTGTCGCCCAGCCCCATGATCGTCGACTTCGCCACGATGTCGACGCCGTTCTGATCCGCGTCAGCGCCGGGCAGCCGCAGCACACCTGATTCGACGCGGGCGAACACAGGCGCCAGCAGCAGGGTGCGCGGCGGGTTCCCGTCGACGATGCGCAGTTCGGGCACTTCGTCGGGGTTCGTGCCTGCGACGTGAACCTTCAGCGTCACAGGCATATTCACGTTGTAAATGTCGGGTGTGGTGCCGGGGTCGCCGAACTGTCCAGTGGTGTCGCCGATGATCGTGTTGAACAGGCCGACGACGTGCGCGTAAGTCAGTTCTGCGTAGTCCGCCACGCTGCTGTCCCTTCATCGTGCCGTCGCCTGTGCTGCCTCCACATGATCACAATGTCGGACAAGGCGCGCACGGCACCCGACAGGATGAAGACCGCCAGGCCGCTAAGCGGAATCCACACTGAAGACGCCCCGACCACGGCTGCAAGGGCATACGATCCGACGCCGCCGCCCAGCATCAGCAGCCCGACGACGTACCAGATCGCCAGCCGCGATTCGCGGATGTTCGACCACAGCCCGACGAAGATGCCCGACACGCAGATGACCGACCCGACCAGTATCAGCAGGGTGGCCCACGCCTGCCACTGCGGCGACATCTCAGCCAGTTCAGGATCAGGCGACGGCCACGTCTGCACCATCGCCCACGCCATGAAGACGCAGCCCAGCACGATTTCAGGGAAGAACCAGCCGCGATCAACGCGGCGCCGCGGCAGCTGCATCACAGCAGGCCGCCCGTCAGGCCGCCCAGCAGCCCGCCCAGGAACCCGCGGCCGCCGCCGCCACCACGGGGACCGACCAGGCCGCCCGGCATCTGGTAGTACGCCCGACACATCTGCGGGTGATCCGCCGCCCATGACGGATCGGCCAGGCACTGCGGGTCGGGCCGGAATGGCGCGGAAGGCATTCCGCCGCCGTAAATGGGGAACTGCGTTAACCAGTCGAAAACGGTGTGCCACACGCGTCACGTCCATTCAGCTTCCACAGGTAGGTGGCGGATAGGGTGCCCGGCGGGCCGCGTTCTGCTGCTGCTGTTCGATCAGTGACCGCACTTCAGCGTCGGCCTGCGTGGTCCGGTTGATGCCCCACTGAACGCGCCGCGGATCGTCCTGCGCCAGCGCGGCGATGACCGGGTCCGGTGGGAACACAAGGTCGTGCATCCATGACGCTACCGCGATGAATCTGCGCAGCGACAGATCATCGTTGTCGATGGTCACAGTGCGGTTGTACTGCAACGCTTCCAGCAGTTGCTTCTGGCAGCGCCGGGTTTCTTCGGCGAACTTCACCGCTTCGGCCGACACCTGTTCAGCACGGGCCTGCGCATGGCGGGCGTTTCGGTCGGCTTCGTGGGTCGAACCGACGCTGAACAGGATGAAGGCGAACACCAGACCGCCCGCAATGTAGACCGGGTTCATGCGGGTGCGGCGGTGCCCGCCGTCGCGACGATTACTTCGCCAGTCGCCGAACCGGCAAACGCCCCAGTAGAACGCCAGCCCACACAGGAAGCCAGCAAAGAACGGCAGCGACGCAGCAATACCGGCGACCGTGTCGATTACCCTATCCACTAGCGTCGCCCCCGACCTTCGGCTGTTCGCCAGTTAACTTCTCTGGCTTCGCGTCAGCCGCCGCCGCTTCATCCCGGCGGCCCTGATCCCGCACCACCATGCCGAACCAGACGCCGCCGATGGAACCCAGCAGCAGGTCCAGCACCTGCGGCGCCTGGTCGCGTCCCAGCGTGATCTGGAAGCCCAACCACGTCAGGAACAGCACGCCCATGCCGAAGTGGGCGGCGTTGATCCGCGCCCGCGGTAGCTTTCTTCGCGGGGCTTCGTCTGGTGCCACCTACCAGCACCTTTTCCCTATCGCGCAGTGGTCGGCTGCGTGGTGCTAGTAGCCGTCCACTGTGACGCGTAAACAGAATTCACCACGGCCGCACACAGGCCCACGACGACGACCTGCCACGTGTTCGTCGCGTAGCCGATGAATTGCACGACGGCCTGGCCCAGCCCCAGCACGGCGTAGACGATGCGGCGCCCGCCGTCGTTGGACTTGCTGAAGGAAATGGCGGCGTCGACGATGCCCAGCACGCCGGGGATGATGACGGCGGCCAGCAGCGCCTTCGGATCAGCCCAGGCGACCTGCGCCGTGCCCAGGACGACCATGACCGCGGTGACGATGCGGTGGAACAGGTCGCGCCAGTCGGTGGCGGTGCGCAGCGGGTTCAGGCCCGGTTCGGGCGCTGTGGTCGGTTGCGGGTTGTCAGTCATCGGTTCCCATACCCTTCAGTTGGTTGTTCTTCTACCGTCGGAAGTCCGCGACGATGTCGTAGCCGACTTGCACGCCGGTACGGCCGCCGAATTCTGGCTTCGGGATGAAATATTCGCCGTGCGTCTGGATACCCGGCAGCGCCCGCAGTGTCCCGAATACCCGCGTGATGCCTTGCGGCGTCATCAGGCCCTGCGCGGACAGTTCGCGAACGAATTCGGGGTCGGGGCCGACGGCGCCGGGCGCGTTGACGGCGCCGATGACGGTCGACAGGAATGGTAGCGCGACGCCGGTCGCCAGCGCGATCACCTGGGCGCCGGCGCCGCCGAAGATGCCGCCCAGCAGCGGCCCCGCGATGCCCAGATAGCTGGTCAGCACGGGCAGCAGCAGCGCCGTGGAATAGGCGATGAAGCCCAGCGACGTTTCGGCTTCGACGAACCAGTCGTAGAAGCCGGGTAGCAGGGTGTTGTCTTCGGCGCAGGCGTACATGTCGCCGACCGTGGTGATGCTGTAGGTGATGGCGTTCAGCCAGTCGGGGAACGTGTCGCGGCTGATGCCCCAGCCGGGTGCGGGCATCCACAGGTTGCGGCCGATGCGGCACAGGCCTGGCTGGCGGGCCGGGTTGCCGAACAGAATCAGGCCGTTGATGCGGTGCCGCAGGTAGGCGTACTTACCGCCGTCGCCGAACAGTCGCAGCACGGCCTTCACCATGCCGTCGGCGCTTTGGCTGTAGCCGCTGAACCAGAATTCGATCACGTCGATCCAGCGGTCGCCGAATCGGCGCTTCGTTTCTTCGATAGCCAGGCCGATCTGCAATTCCAGATCGTTGCCTTCGGCCGCGATGACTTCTTTGTACGACAGGCCGGGGTCGCCGCCCATCAGGCCCAGGTAGCCGCCGATGGGGAAGTTCAGCCGCCAGTGGTTGACGTGCAGCGCCCGACCGGGCTGGCCCCAGCCGTCGGATACCAGGTTGCCCACGTCCGACGACGGGCCGACCAGGTTGTTAGCACCTGATCCTGGTGCGCTGAAGAAGAAGATCGGCCGCCATTCGGTGATGACGGGTGCCGGGTTGCTGCGTGGGATGATGCCCAGCTGCGTCTTCACGGTCCAGTCGTAGACGCCCTTCAGCCCGGCTTCGCTGATGTATGGCGACTGGCGTTTGCCCTGGCGCACCTGGTCGTTGACCCGCGGCCCGTAGGTCTTCAGCACGTCGCCGAATCGCTGGGTGTACACGTCGGTGCCGTCGTCGACACCCTTCGCGTAGCCGTACTGACGTTCCAGTTCGTGCTTCGCATCGCTGATCGTCGCGTCGCGGTCGCCCACGTCCTTCGGCGGGTGCCACGTTGTCGGCGCGGTCATGTCACCACGCCTTCAGTGCGGCCGCGGTCATCGGGCCGACGATGCCGTCAGCGACCAGCGGCGGATGCAGGTGCTGGTAGTCGCGCACGCATAGTTCGGTGTGTTCGCCATACACGCCGTCGACGACCAGCTTCGAATAGGCCCGCTTCAACCGCTGTTGCAGCGCAGTCACCAGGGCCGGGTCGTTGTCCGGTCGACCGCGGTACAGCAGCACGCCCGCATACTTGTCGGGGTTCGTGCCGGGCAGCGGGATCGGTGTGGGCGCGGGCAGCGGCGCGACGGTCGTGCCGTCCAGCAGGCCGACGACGCGGCGGATCAGTTCATCGAACGGGTAGTTCGTGCCGGGGTCGTGGTGCCCGCCGCCCCAGTCGCCGAAGTCCATGTGACCGCAGATGCCGTCGCGGCCCCACGGGATACCGCGGCCGCCGATGTAGACCGGCGGGATGTTGTACTTGCGGCACCACCACGCCACGACCTTCGCCGTGTTGGTCAATTCCAGGTCTTCGTTCTTCCCGTCGCTGGCGTCGGTTTCCAGCCACTTGCCGCGTGACCAGCCCGCATATGTGCCCGCGCCGCAGATGTGGAAGGCGTAGTCGTTGGCGTTCATCGCCGCCCACGGCCGCTGATCTTCGCCGACGACCTTCAGGATTTCGTGGTCGTCGTTGACGGCGTGGTAACTGACCTGGTTGGCAGGGTTCGCCAGGAAGTCGGCCAGGCCGCGGGCGGTGCGCCCGCCTTCCTGGGTGTGGATCGCGATCCAGCGCGGCGTGCCCAGGTTTCGTTTGCTGTGACTGGGCGACCAGACGGCCCCGGTGAACGGATCAGCTAGTTGCGGCACGGGTGAACCTTCCTGTCGGATGGGCGGTAACACGACCGGATTTCGGTCGGGCTTGGTTGACGTGATCGGGTCCAGCGCCCCCTTCAGCAGCGGCATCACGTCCTGCTTTGTGGCCGGGTTGTATTCCCGCGGCATGTACGACACGTGCAGGTGCGGGTCGACGCCTGCGTTCGTGCGCTTGTCGGGGTTGATGATCGCGATCAGTTGGCCGGCCTTCACGTGGTCGCCTTTGTTGCAGCGCCGCACGATGTGCCCGTATTCGATGCAGCCGCCACCTTCAGCGTCGTCGCTGTCGATGACCAGCCAGCCAGCTGGGTCAGGGCCGCCGTAGCCCTGCGCGGCGCCCGCAAATTGCACGGTGCCCGACTGGATCGCGTACACGCTGCGATTCGATGATCCGGCGGGGAATCCGAAGTCCACACCCGTATGGAATTCGCCCGGTCGCTGCCCGAACGGCGATGTGACGATGCTGCCCTTGCCTAGCGGGTGATACCGGTCAGTCATAGTCGGATGCTTCCTGCTGATGATCGCGTCGGATTCCTACCAGCACGTACGATGCCAGCCCCACAAAGGCGACGCACGCCGCGCAGACGATCAGCAGCAGCAGCCACTGACCGCCAGCCACGTCACGGCGCCCAGATCGCAACGCATATCGCGATGGTGCCCAGGATGATCACCACCACGGCGACGATGGGCAGCCACGGGAACGGGCCGTCGGTTTCACCCATCGGTGGACTGCCACATGGTGCGGTCTTCGACGGCGGCGCCGCTGTTGTAATGGCCGCCTTCGGTGAGGTCCAGGACGAACCACTGCCGCGGGCCTGGCCCCAGCGCTGTGGCGACCGCGACGCCCGTGCACGCATCGCCGTCGAAGCGCTTCAGAACGGTGCCGGGCTGCGGAAATGGTTCCATGCGGAAAGGCTAAGGCGTTGCTGGCCCGTTCGTCACGCTGTAGCCCAGCATCCCCAGGACAGCGTCGCGGGTGCCGTAGTCGCGGGTGCGCATCGGCTGCATCGACGGGTCGACGAAGCCGCCTTCAGCGTTGGAGGGGAACACGAACGACGCCCGCGGGTTCGCATCCTGGATCGTCAGCGCGATGTGATCGTATTCGGTGGCGTCGCCGGTTTCGGGGTCGAAGCGCTTCAGCGGCGTGTCCAGCCGCACCAGCCACGTCGTCGGCGGCCAGCCCGTCATGTCGACCGGGATCACTGATTCGTTGCCTTCGTCGTCGGTGATGGTGCGTTCGTAGATGATGGTCGCTTCTGCCACGGTCGTGTGCCTTCCTAGCCGGTGACGATGTAGATGCAGCCTGATGCGCCCGCCGCGCCGACGCCCGACGATCCGCTGCCGCTTTGAATGTTGATACCGCCAGCGCCGCCGCCGCCGCCGGGGAACCCGCCGATCCCGCCTGCGCCGGTTTCTGATCCGCCGCCGCCGCCGCCGCCGCCCGCGGGAATGTTGGCCGGGGACGCTGAACCGGCCGCGCCGGAACTGCTGAAGCCGGGTCGCCCGCCAGGCGCGAAGCCTGACCCCGCGCCGGGCTGTGACGCCACCACGGCACGCGGGAACGGTGAAGTCAGCGATTCGTACGACCAGCCGCCGTTCCCGCCGTTACCGGGCGGCACGGCCACCTGGAAGCTGCCGTCGCGGAACGCGGCGCCGACGCCCTTCGCGCCGACCAGCAGCGACCCGAAGGACGTGGCGCCGCCGCTGCCGCCATTGCTTCCCGCCGACGATGCGCCCGCCCCGCCCGCGCCGATGGTCATCGCGACGGTCGCCGGGATTTCGTCGGTGTAGAACTGCTTCGACATGTAGCCGCCCGACTGGCCGCCCTTCGCGGTGTCGCCGGTCGACGTTTGGGGTCGGCCGCCGCCGTCGCCGCCGCAGATGCAGATCACGGTGATCAGGTTGTGCTGGGTCGGCGTCGGGTTCGTCCACGTGCCCGAAACCGTGTATGTGGTGATCGTGCGGCCGCCCTCCAATTGCACCACGCGACCGTTCAGATTCTTCACGGCCGCTTCGGCTTCTGCTGTTGCCTGCGCGACGGTCGTCGCTGTCGATGATCCTGCGCCGAAGACGGCGTTGAACAGGCCCGCGCCGATGGACAGGAACGTCGCCGGCAGCCCGCTGACCAGGTCCATGTCGAAGAACCCGCTGGTGATGATCGACGCGTCCAGGCCGGGGATCAGACCGGGGTTGAAGAACGCTAGCAGGTTCGCCGGGTTCAAGATGCCGGTGATGAAGTCGGCCGCGCCTTCGACGACCGACTTGATGCCGCCGCCCATATCGGGCAGGAACGGCAGGAACGTGCGCAGCCCGTCGAAGAACCCCGACAGCAGCGTCGTCGGGTCCAGGCTGCCGTCGTCGGTGATGCCCAGGATGATCTGAAGGAAGTCGCCCAGGATCGGGATGTCGTCGATAAGGCCCAGGAAGAACTGCGTGATGGGCGCCGGGATCAGGTTGCCCAGTTCGTCCAGGATCGGGATGCCTTCGAACAAACCGTGCAGCTGACTGCCCGCGGCGATGGTCCCCATCGGGTCGTCGTAATGCAGATCGCGGGCACCCGGCCATCGGGTGTCATCAGCGCGGGCGCGCTGCGCTGCATAGGTGTCGTACGTGCGTGGCATTTAGCTGACCGGGAACAGTTCGCAGGACAGGTAGCTGCCGTCCACGCTGTACGTGTAGCTGCCCGACCCGCCGGATCGGTACAGGATCACGTAGACGCGGATCGCCTGGTTCGCGGGAACCCGGCCGACTTCGTTGTCGGGGGACACAGCACGCGACGGATCGTCGTGGCTGCTGTGGTGGGCGCGGATGTGCGCGACGGTCTGCGCGTCCAGCGTCGACGGGTCGTACAAGGCGCGGCCGACCAGTTCCCCGGTTTCCGCCGACGCGGTCGACCCGTCGGGCAGCCAGCGCACTTCCACTTCGACCTGCGCGCTGTTGAAGAACCCTGACCGCTTCCAGCGCAGGTGACCGTCGGGCTTGAGGTAGTACGGCTGTGGCTGGCCGGGAATCTGACCCGACAGCACGACGGTGCGCGCCGCCGAATAGGTGTTGCCGGGGCCGAAGGCGTATTCGGGGAACGTGATCCACAGCATCGCCAGCGGGGACGCGTCGCCGGGCGCGAAGCCGCCGTCGCCTTCGTTCAGGCTGCTGTCCCAGATCAGGGTTTCGCCGTCCTGCGGGGTGCCGCCGATGTAATCTTCGGCTTCCAGAATTCGGGCGTTGTCCCCTGGCGGGCCGGGGATGCCGGGAACTTCCAGGTGATACGTCGGGTTCTCAGGTGTGCCGCCGGGCACCACGTTGATGACCCCGTACGGCCCCGATTCGGGCGCTTCGACCAGGTCGGCGGTCATTTCGATGACGGGTGTGACGCCCGGCGGGCCGGGGATCGCGCCCAGGAACGGGATGAATTCGTCGCCGGTCCACACGTGCCAGTAGCCGCTGATGTAGTACGCCTTCCCGGCGTCAGCGTCGCCCAGGTCCAGGTCGTGCAGGTCGGCCGGGTCGGTGATCGTGGACTGCCACTGTGGCCGCCAGAACGGCGCCGGGTCGCCCTTGTCGCCTTTGTCGCCCTTCAGCGCGTCTAGCACCAGGACGTTTTCGTCGGGCATCAGCGTCAGGGTGCCGACGATGGTCGCCGGGTCGCCGGGGTTGCGCGGTGCGGCGTAGAACTTCACCTGCACATAGCGGCTACCCAGGAACAGCGGTTCAGTGGGGATCGTCATCAGAACCTTCTTCGTCGGTGTGCTGGATCAATTTCGGTGCCCCGAAGTCAGGGTCGGCGCGGCGGGCGGCGCCGTCGGGATCGTCGGCCAGATATTCGTTGGCCGTGTTGGCGGCGTCCTGGAACTGGCGCATGATCGCGGCCCGCACTTCGGGTCGCAGCCGGTCGTGCATCCGCGCCAGTTCGGCCTTCGCTTCGGCTTCGGCGTCGGCCTGGCGCTGTTCGTCGGTGTCTTCTTTGATCAGCACCCATTCGCGGCGGTCGGCCAGCGCGCCGTGTTCGTCGGGAATCTTGCGGGCGCGGATGTAGGGCTGACCGCCGTCGGCCCCGGCCATGACGCCGTGCACCATCCACAACTGGAACACGTCTTCGGGGATGAACATCCCGGCGCCGGTCAGTGCGACGCCGTCGCGCATCAGGTCGGCGAAGACCGTGGACCGGCGGGTGATGTCGGCGACTTCGGCCTGCGTGAACTTCTTCGCGTACGGGAAGTTCGGGAACACCTGCTGCGCGCCTTCGATGCCGGGCGCGGTGATCGCCGGGCCGCCGGCGACGCGGTCCTGCGCCGCCGCCACAGCTGCGCGTGCCCTGTTGCGTGCCGCTTTGCCCATCAGAACATGTCCCCTCCACTAGCCAGCAGTGCGCCGAAGTTTGCCACGTTCCCGATGGTTCGGAACGCCCGTGCGACGGGGTCTTCTTCGCGGGTGTCGTCGCCGAACGACACTTCCGGCCGACCGGACTTGTCGCGCCCGCCTTCGGCCTTCACGGCCAGAATCTGGTCGACGTAGTGGATGCCGCGGATTTCGGCCTGCACCCGGTCGCCCAGCGTGTAATCCTCCCCGTACACGTACGGCTGGCCGTCGCCCACGTCGAATTTCATCGACGCGTATGCCTTCATTTTATAATCGCCGGAAGCTAGCGATTGAATTGCATTTAGCGTGTACGCCGAACCACTGCCCTGTTCGAAGTATTCGCGGAATGCATAAGCGCCCGCTTGTGCGGATCGGCGCGGATTCACGAAGCGTTGGAAGGCCAGGAAACAGTCATCTAGCTGGCCTTGGTATAAATTGTCCAAGCCTTCAGTGCCGGGCGCCTGGGCGCCCAGAATTACTTGCGCCAATTGCGAAATACCGTAGCGAATGGCAAATGTAATCGCCATATTCACCCACTGCGGGGATTTCCCGCCAGTGACAATATCGGTGCCCTGCTGCTTATGAATTACCAATTTCTTGCGTTTAATTCCGCCGTATCCGACATCACGCCAGATGATCGGCGGCGGCTTCGGCGCGACCAGCAGCAGCGCCCTGAACAGCGGGTCGGTTTCCAGGTTCCGATCCAGGTCCAGCGGGAACAGCGTTTCGGTGATCAGGTCATCCAGGGTGCTAGCAAACAGGTTCAGCGCCCCGTCCAGCGCGGTGCCCGTCGGCCCTGAATAGCCCGACTTGTCTTCAAAACTCAGGATTATGCAGGCCCTGGTGGGTTTCAGTGCGTCGGCCAGCGGCCCGAACATCGTGTACGGCGCGTCATCGCCCGGCAGCCACGTGTACGCCCGGCAAATAACCCCGGCGTCCTTCATGACCGGCGACAGAACGGTGTGGGCGTCCTTCCACCTGGCGCCGATGGTGCACCAGCGCGACTGATCGAAGATCGGGTTGATGGGCATAACCTGGATCGGCCAGTTCAGCGGCGACAGGTTTTGCAGCCAGGTTTCGGGTGCGAAGATGTTGCGTGGGATCGGGTAGAAGCCGTTCAGCGTCTGAAGCCGGAACAGGTTGATGAAGGTTGCTGCCGCGCACGTGAACGCTGTCGGACCAGCCCAAAGGAACATCTTCGGGATTTGCACTTCCATCGGGAAGATGGGGTTCGCGCCCAGCAGGATGCCTTTTAGGTGGCGCCGGTTGGAAATACAGTGCAGCGTCGTGACTGCCGCTTTGCCGGCTTCTTCGTCGTCTTCGACGATCAGCACCTTGCCGCCCCAGCGGTTACGCCAGTCGTGCGGCTTGTCAGGGTCGGGGTCGATGGTGACGTGCAGGTCTTCTTCGGTGCGCGTCTGGTAGGTAACGATTTCGCGCAGCCAGTCGTTGGCCTTGCCGCTGAAGCTGACCTTCGCTTCGCCGTCGTCGGTGGCGATTTCTTCCCAGGTCCAGGCGTCGACGTTTTCGATGCGGGCGATGAACTTCATGTTCTTGTCCCACAGCCGGATCAGCGGCTGCCGAACCTTGCGGTTCATGTACGCCCAGCGGCGTTCCAGCAGTTGCTGTTTGACTTCGGGTGTGAATTCGCCGCGTTTCGTCGCAGGGGATACCCCGCTGAAGACCGTCGTCGCCGTCGCTGTCATCCGGCCAGTGCCGATTCGAATCGTTGCGGCACCTGCACCCAGATGCGTGCGCCTGTCCTGTTGTGCTTCACCGGCAGCGTGGCCGTGGCCCGCGGCGGGATCGGGATGCTGAAGCCCTGGCCTTTGAATCGCTGGATCAGCGGCAGCCCGCTATCGCCGTAGTGGCCGCTGATCCAGTCCAACAGTTCGCTGTTGCGGATGAACTTTTTGATGATGTTGTCGACCGGGTCGAAGATCGTGACCGCGATGCGGTGCGACGGGTCGGTGTCGATGATGGCGTGTTCGCCGGGGTTGATGTCGGGGATCGGGATCATGTTGGTTTCCCGCGACCGGGTGAAGCGGCCCAGAATCTGGTCGACCAGCGGGATGCCGAACAGTTCGGCCAGATTCGGCCAGTCGTCCAGCGCGTTGACCTTGTCCGATGCGATGGCGTTGGGGCCGTCGGGCAGTTCGATGCGGGTCTTGCCGCCCAGCGGCGCTTCGATGAAATAGATCGGCCAGGCCGGGCGCGTGTAGGACCGGTTCACCGCGGTCAGCACGCCCTTGTCGGATGCGCCGGGCGGCCGCTTGAACGGCGGCGGTGCCACGTCTGGGCGGCGCCAGTACGGTTCCCCGTCGACGGCCAGGATGATCGTGTGCAGCTGCACCCGCTGGCGGGCGGCGTCCCAGCCCATCGGGGCCTTCGGTGTTTCCAGCAGTTGCATCGGCAGCCACAGTTCGCCGTGGCGCATCGTGGTGATCGTGAAGTAGCCGGTCGCATCGCGCCGGCAGCCGCGCCACCAGCGTGATTCGGTGTCGTACCAGCCCAGCGTTGTGTCGGAATACAGGCCCAGCTGGAACGCGATTTCGCGGCGGCCGTCGACGGTGCGTTCGAACCTGGGCGGCCCGTACGCCGGGGATGTCCAGACACCTTCGAACGGCACGTGCACCATGCCGTCGATGTCGCCGACGATGAAGGCGCCTTCCGCGCCTGCGTCCAGCCCGGTCAGCGGCCACACCATGCCATCGCTGCCGATCCACTTGCAACTGATCGGCGCGTCGCGGATTTCCGGCGGCAGCGACGACCAGGGTGCATCGGTGATATGCGGCAAAACGCTTGTCATCTATGCCCCTTAGTTCTGGCCGGGTGGCGTGTAGGTGTTCAGCCGGTTCTGCGCCCAGCCGATGTGTTGGACGGTGCGGTCGACGACTTCCTGGGTGCTGAACCCGTTGACGGTGACGTTCGTGCTGTTGTCGACGGCCGCGGGTTGCGGTCCTGGTGCTGGCCCGCCGGGCGCCTGACCGGTCGCGATCTGCGGGATCGTGGGCTGCGTTGAACCGGGTGCCATCGGGTCGATGATGCCGGGCGGCGTGGCCTGGTTGCCCATGCCGAACGGCGACAGCGATGTCAGCGTCTGGAACAGGCCGCCCAGCCCGGCCGCGGCGCCGCCGCCGCTGCCGCCGATGGGTGCACCGAACGGATTCGACGCGCTGCCAGGACCGATCAGGCCGCCCGTGAACAGGCCGTTCCCCTGCGGCGTGTACTTGATGCCCATGATGGCGCCCAGCAGTTTGAAGATGCCCATCTGCGACGGGTCGGGGAACAGGTCACCCAGCCCGAAGGTGTCCTTCATGAACTGCGACGCGATGCTGCCGATGCCGCCCAGGTCGTCGCTGCTGCTGCCGCCGCTGTCGCTGCCGCCCTTGCCTTCTTTGAAGTCGCCCTGGCGGGCCTGGTCTAGTTCGCGGCGCGCTTTGTCGCGTTCGGCGCGGGCCTTCGTCACCTGTTCTTCAGCCGACATGCGCTGCGACTGGGTGGCGTCGGACTTCAGTTCGCGCAGCTGCTGTTCCTGGATCGCCAGATCGGCTTCCTGCTGGCGCAGGTTTTCTTCTTTGTCGCGCACTTCGTCGGGGTCGACGACGTACGACCCGTATTTGCCGGTGCCCGACGGGTCCAGCACCTGCCCCGACATGGCCTGCGCGCCCGGCGACGCCGCCTTCGTGGTGAACGTGTTGGGCCAGGCGCCTGGCCCCTGCGCGGCCAGCGTCGCCTGCCCGGCCGCGATCTGCTGTTCGCGGGTCGCCAGATCGGCGCGTTCCGGCGCCCCAGCGGGCTTGTACGCGTTCCAGGTGTCCTGGGTGAACTGAAGACCGCCGAAGTAGCCGTTGCCCGTGTTGATGGCCCAGTTACCGCCGGATTCCTTCTGCGCGATGGCGTCCCAGTCGGGCACCTGGATCGTGGCGCCCGGCGCGCTGATCGACGGTGCGCCGCCCTGCGTCGCCGCGGCGGCGATGTCGTTGGCGAAGATGTGCACGTGATCCATGTGGTTCTGGGTGTCACTGCCGCGGTCGGGAACGTCTTCGATGCTGCCGCTGCGGTAGTACATCTTCTTGCGCCACATGATGCGGTCGACGCCGGGAAGTGACAGCGCGAAGTTGGCGACCTGGTTGCCCAGCGCGACGCCGTCGGGTGTCTGGTAGCCGGGAATCATCACGTCCAGTGCGCGGCCGCTGCTGTGTTCGTTGAACCCGTCGGGTGCGCGGTAGCCGCCGATGTTGTGAATCTGCGGGAATGCCTGCTGAAGCATCTGGCGTAGCTGTTCGCTGAACGGCAACAGCCCGCCGTTGTCGCCTAGCCCGCCGTTGCCGTAGGACCGTAGGACGCCCAGCGCGGCCCCGGTCGCGACCCAGATGTCCTTCGACCGCTGCGACTGGTTGATCGGGATGAAGGCTTCGGGGTCGCCGGCTTCGGCCCACTGAACCAGCCCGCCGGGTTTGGGCTGCGCGATCTTGGCGCGGTTGCCCAGCAGCGGCACGTCGCCGAACAGGCCGCCTGTGGCGCGCTGGTGCGGTGTCAGCAGGTCGGTGATCGTGGAACCGGGCGGCGGCGGCGCGGCGCCTGGCGGGGTCACCGCGGTCGGCGACACGTTCATCGTGGTGAACTGCTTAAAGAACTGGTCGAATCGGCTTTGGGCCTGCGGGTCGATTTCCGGCTTCACGGTCATGTCGACCGGCTTGGCGCCCTGCTGTTCGCGCCACGCGTTGATGATCCGTTCGCCTTCGTCGGTCGTCGCGGTGACCTTCAGGCCGGTCGGCGTTTCTTCCAGCGCGATGCCCAGGTCGTGCAGGCGTTGCTTCGTTTCGGGCGTGTTGTCCTTCACGATGATGTCGACATCGTTGGGCATGTCGGTGACCGACTTGCCCAGCGCCAGCGTCATCTTCGACGCGTCGTTCGCCTTGTCGCCCGCGGTCTGGATGTCGTTCTGGATTTCCTTCAGCTTGAACCCGGCGGCGTGCGCGCCGTCGCGCACGGCGTACAGGCCCGCGCCCCAGTTGAATGCGGCTTCGGCCTGTTTATCCAGTTCGTCGGCCTTTTCAGTGTTGCCCATCATCCGCTGCACGGCCGCGGTCACCTTCGTCACGGCGCCGTAGCTGTCGCCGACAGCGTTGACCAGGATCGCCAGCGCGCCCGCGGTGTCGGCGACGACTTCGCTGACGATCATGCCCATGTTGGCGGCCTGGGTCGCCATCGTCGTGAAGAAGCCGATGATCTGCGGCTGGTGTTCCTTCACCCAGTCGGCGACACCCGACAGGCCGCCCAGCGCTTCCTGGCCCAGCGCCGTCGCAATGGCGTTACCGGCGTCGTAGACGGTCAGCTTCAGGCTGTCCATCGTGTTGTCGACGCCTTCGATGACGCCGGGCAGGCCCTGCATCTGCGCGGCGGCCATCCGCGACGCGGCGGCCTGATCGTTCTGCGATTCGCGCATCTTGTCCCAGATCGGGACGGCGTTACCGGCGGCGAACATCGACGCACGCACGGCGTCGGTGCCGAAGATCGTGGCGGCCGCCGCGTTGAACTGGTCCTGGCGCAGATTCTTCGACGCGACCGACAGCTGGTTCATCATTTCGCGGTAGCCGACGAAGTTGCCGTTCGCGTCCTGTAGCCGCAGGTTCAGCAGTTCCATCGCCGCCGACTGCTTATCGGTCGGGTCCAGCGTCGACAGCAGCGAAGTCTTCATCAGGGTGCCAGCGTCTGACCCGCGCACACCCATCTGGGCGAACGTCGACAGCGTCGCGATGGTGTCTTCCAGGTTCATGCCGAACCCGTTGGCGACCGATCCGCCCTGCTGCAATGCCAGCGCCAGGTCGGGGATTTCGATGGACGACGCGTTCGCCGCGGCGGCCAGATCGTTGGTCACGCGGGCGGCGTCGGTCGCCTTCAGTTGGAACGTGTTGATGGCCGACCCGACGTACAGCGCGGCGTCGGCGGCGTCGATCTGGGCCGCGGTCGCCAGCTGCACGGTGCCGCGGGCCGCGTCGATGGCTTCCTTCACGGTGAAGCCTGATTTCGCCAGTTCCGACATGGCGTTCGCCGCGGTGCCCGCCGTCGTTCCCGCCAGGGTGTTGTCGGCGCCCAGCTTGCGGGCTTCCGCGCCCGCGGCGGCCATTTCCTGACCGGTCGCGTTGGTCACGGCCTTCATGTTGTTCATGGCGCGTTCCAGCGGCAGCCCGACTTCGGCGCCCCAGTTGAACAGCTTGAATGCGGCGAAGAACGGGGTGGCGATGGTGGCCGCCGCCGCTGCGGTGATGACGCCGGCGATGCCCGCCTTCATCGCGACGCCCGCCGCCGTGCCTGCCGCACCCGACATCGAAGTCAGCGCCGACACGCCGCCGCGGCCGAACATCATCAGGCCCATCATCCCGGCGCTGCCCCCGCCGCCGCCCTGGTCCTGGGCGTACTTCCCGGCGCCCTTCACGGCGTCGTTCAGGTTCTTCACGGCCGACGTTTGTTCGCGGATCGCCGACACCTGCGACCGGCGCGCTGACGCCAGCCGTTCTTCGGCCGCGACCTGGCGGGCGGTGTTGCCGCTGCTGCGGGCCTGATTCAGTTGCGCTTCGGCGACGCGCACCTTGCCTGTGGCGTCGGCCAGTTTGTCGATGGCCTTCGTTTTGCGCTGGGTGGCCTGTTCGATGGACTTGTCGCGGTTGATCGCATCCGCCGCCGACTTCGTCAGCGCCTTACCGGCCGACGTGCCCGAACGCCCGAATGCCCGGTCCAGGTCACGGTTAACCCGGCCTTCCACGCCGCGGAACGACGGGATGACCGGCAGTGTGTAGTAACCAATATCGGGCATTCGGGAATCAGCGCCTATCCGGTCGCGTTCTTGTTCAGGAATTCGGCCAGGTCAGACGTGAAGTCGTCCCAGTCCTTCGCGGTGCGGGCGACGCTGTACACCTTCGCCTTCGCCGCCTGCATGTCTTCGGGGTCGGCGCTGTTCGCGATCAGCATCAGGGTGCCGCGGTTGCGGCGGCCTTCTTCCATTTCGAACTGCACGTTCATGTCCCACTGGCCGCGGTCCTTCGGGAAGCTGAATTCCAGATCGCGCCACGCGAAGGTCAGGAAGTCTTCGGGCGCCAGCGCCGCTTCGTCGGCCACGTCGTCGACAGGCGTGTCGACCTGCGGCTTGTCATCCCCAGCCGCTGCCGCGGGTGTCCCATCGTCCTGTGTTTCGGTTGAAGCCTGGGACTTGCTGCTGGTTGCCATGTGATGCCCTTCGTCGGTGTTGTTGTGAACGGGATGCGTTCTTCATCGCCACAGCCAGCGCCGACCCGACCGGGTCTTCCTTCTGCTGCTGTGTACGGCTATTGGGTGGCGGCCCGAAGGTCATGCCGGTCGTGTCGACGCCGGCGTCGCGCATGTTCTGGCCGCTGGCGTAGTACGCTTCGCGGTCCTTCAGCTTGTCCAGACCTTCGTCGGTGGCCTTCTTCGCCGCCATGATCGCGTCGACTTCTTCCTTCGACCAGGGCCTGCCTTCGTAGTGCTTGCGGGTCCACAGTTCGATCTGGCGGGCCGCGATGATCTGGTCGCGTGTCCACGGCGGCTGACCGCCGTTGCGGGCCGCCAGCAGCGCCGCGTCGACGGGAAGGCGCCGCACATACACCCACACCTGGCGCAGCGTGCACATAGTGGGGTCGCGGTAGTCGATGCCGTAGAAGCGGCGCAGGTCGGCTTCCAGGTCGTCGCGGTAACTGTCGATGATGTCGATCAGCGTCGGGACGGCCCCGAACGCGCCTTTGGCGGGCGATTCGGGCAGCGGGGTGATGCCGCAGGCGTCGGCCATGCGGTGCGACAGTTCCAGCGCGTCGTCGCGGGTCTTCAGCGGCAGCGTGGCCCGCTGATCGCCCAGCAGCGCCATGATGGCACGCCCGGTCTTCCCGGCGCGGATCGCATCTAGCGGCCAGGCCGCGATGTCCAGCGGGATCGTGACCGCGGCGCCGCGGAAGTCGAACGTGACCTGCGTGGCGCCTGCGGCCTCTAACGCAGCTGCGTTACTGGCTGCCGCCCTTGCCGCCACCTGAAGCGCCCCCTACCGGGTTAGCCCCCGGCGGCGCCACTTCGGAACCGGCCTTACCTGCGGCGCCAGCGTTCTGTGATCCCGCACCCGACTGTGGCGTCGGGGTCGGGGTCGGGGTCTTACCGGCAGCTTCGGTGTCGGGCTGGGCGTCGGCGTCGACGTGCCCTTCGTCGTCGGTGGCCGGTTCAGACGTGGCCGGGGTTCCCGGCCCGCCGACGATGGTGGCGACCATCTGGCGGCGGTTACGCGCCACCTGCGGGTCGACGATGTCGTCGATGGTCTTCACGGGTTCGGCCGGTTCGGCCGGCTTCTGCTGGTCGTCCTTCACTTCTTCGGCGTCGCCGCGGTCTACCAGCACCTTCGCGCTGAAGTCGTCGACCTGGCGCACGTCGCCCTTCGCCAGCCCTTCGGCCGCGTTGTCCTTCAACTGCCTAATCGTCTTCACGCTGTCGCCTTCCTAATCGCAGGTGGTCGGGGCTTATGCGGCGGTCTGCTGAACCAGGAACAGTTCGCGGGCGCTGTTCGGGAAGATTCGCATGTTCACTTCGTACGGGCTGTTATCGCCTTCGACCTTGTCGTCGTTGGGAATCCACAGCCGCGACGGCCGCTTGCTGACCATCCGATGCTTATTGCCGGTGGCCGCACGCTTTTCGATGGCAACGAACTGGTGCGACGGTTCGGGAACGACCAGCGTCGTGTCCGTGGAACCCGGCCACAGGATCGACTGCACGACGGCGTTGTCTTCGCGTGCGGACACCATGCCCGTGCATTTGAAGTCCTTCGACGCCACGATGATCGTGCCGTAACCCCAGGCAGGGATGTCGGTTTCGTCCCATTCGCGCTGAATCTTGATACCGTCGGCGCCGACCAGCAGGCCCAGGTAGCCCCACTTCCCGGTCGTCGTGACGAACGCGTCGTCAATAGTGTCGGGCAGATCGTCGACTGGCAGCGTCGCCGCGTTGTACAGCAGAACGTCGGCTTCGGTCCACAGAATGACGTTTTCGGGTGATCCCGCCATCGCTTCGTTCCCTTCCTTAGACGGTGATTACTTCGGTTCTTACCGTCGCGGTGACGGTGAATGACGCTAGGTCAGCCCCGGTATCGGCGTCACGCCCGTCGACGTATCCGATGCCCGACTTGCCGATGTACAGGCCGGGAACCCCGGCCATGACGACGCCCGTGGCTTCGCGGCGCAGCAACTTCGCTGTCTGCATTCCGTTGGCGTGAACAGTGATTCGGATCAGTGGTTCAGTCCAGATCGGCCACAGCGTCGGGCCGCTGTCATCGGCGACGGTGATCAGCGGCAGGCCGTCTTCGACCGCCCACGGGTCAGGGCCGTTCGGGTCGGGCATCGTGTCGGCGATGCGGGCGCGGGCGCCGAACCACGCCGCCAGCGCTGTTTTGAACGCGGGGACGGCGTCGCCAGGTACGCGGATGTCAGGCATGTGGCGCCTTTTCCGGCAGGCCAGCCCAGCCGCGGGTCGAATGGGCGCGGGCCGACGCGTTCGGGTCGCCAGCGGCGAATGCGCGCCGCCATTCGGCACGCGACTTGAACGGCCGGTTCTTCCGGTTCGCAGCGACCTGCTGGGCGGCCTTCGACGCGGTGCCGTTGCGGGCCTGGTCCGCGGCGCCGACGACGATGCCCGACACGACGCGGTCGGTGCGGTAATCCTCCACTGTGGCGCCAGGCCCGGCCTTGTCCTTCATTTCTTCGGCCGCGTCGTGCACGGCTTCTTTCAGGCCGTGGTCGGCGCCGCGCAGGATCGCGCCGACCGTCTTGCGGTTCAGTTTGAATTTGCCGCGTGGCGCCATCAGCGGCCCCCGCCGTACTTAGACGACACGGTCACGATCAGCTGCGACCGGTCGGCCCACTGTTCCAGGTGCTTGCGTACCCGTGCGTAGCCGCGGCGGCCGCGCACGGTGATCACGTCGCCGTCCTTCACAGGTGTGCCCAGGTCGTAGGCGATGGTGAATTCGGCTTCGTCCAGTTCGCCGCTGACGCCGTACGTCTTGACGGTGTTGCCGGGATCGACGCCGCGGGCGAACACGGTCACGGGGTCGCCGTCGGGCAGCGGCTGACCGGAATCGTCGCGGCCGAACTTCGGCGTGATGACGGTCTGTTCGCGGGTTTCGGCGACCGGTTCTTCGTGGGTGGCGAACACCCGCACGTGGGTGGCCGGGCCGACCAGGCGGTGCTTCACGTCGGCGTCGCCGGTCAGTTCGTACACGCGGCCGTCGTGGCGGATCGCGTCGACCGCTGTCAGCGCGCTGGTGTCCGCGTCGACGGGCAGCGCCACGGTCGCCTGATGGACCTGCACGGCCCCGGTTTCGCGGCGTTCGATGACCGATGTGATGGTCACGCTGCTGTTGCCCTTCGGCACCAGACGGTCGACCCGGTTCGGCTGCCCGTTGGCGTCGACGCCGACGACGGGATCGCGGAACACCAGGTCGACGGTGTCGGGTCCGATGGGTGCAGGCATCGTGTCACCAGCCTGGGTAACCCTGAACGGAACCGGGCAGCACCCGGCTGTCGGCGTACACGTCGAAGCCGCTGTCGAACCCGCCATACGCCGGCCCAGCTGGCGCCGACGACAGCAGCCCCAACTGTTCGCGGTGCGCGTCGGTGAAGTCCAGGAACCCCGACACTTCGGCCAGGGTGCCCGATTCGCGCCTGTTGTCGGTTTCCCATTCGTACTGGGTGTGACCGGCCCAGCCCTGCACAGCGGGCAGCGCGTCCTTCACCATTTCGAACGTGACCAGCCGCGCCATCGGATCATCGACGGCGGGCGCGGCCTGCCCGGCGTCGGCGAAGGCACGCCTGATCTGAATTGCCGCGGCGGTCAGCAGAAGGTCGACCAGCGCCGTTTCTTCGGTCGACAGCGTGCGGAACATCGCCGTGAATTCCGCTGTCGACAGGAACGGCGTTACGTCGGCCATCCGCTAACCCGCTTACTGACCGTCGTCTTCGTGGTCTTCGACGGCCTTAATCAGTGCCTGCTTATCCATGCCGTCAGCGTCGGCTTCCGACACGGCGCCGCTGTCGATGGCGTACGTGCGCCACGTTTCCGTGCGCGCCGTCTTCGCCGGTCGTTCCAGTTGCGCCACGACCGGCGCGCTGTTGGATTCGGCCAGCAATTCCGACGCGGTCGGATCGGGCAGCCCTGTGTGTTCAGGCTGCGTCGGATCGCCGTCGGACAGTTCGGCGTGCGACAGCGTTTCAGGGTCGTCGACCGCCGCCTGGCCGTCATCAGACGACTTCGATGCGATGGCCCCGGCCAGTTTGAAACGCTTAACGTCGGCTTCCGACAGCCCGCTGACGGTGTCCCCGCGCAGGTGACGAACCCGGTTGTTGCCGTCCTTATCGGACGTGTACAGCCGGTTCGCCACGACGACGTAATCGGTCACGGCGTCACGACCCCCGTAAGCCACAGCGCGGCCTTCGGCTGGTCGACGGCCAGGGCACGCTTATGCGTAGCATCCGACCGATACGATTCGGTCGGGCCGCCGTTGGGGCCGTTGCCTTCGGGGTACAGCGCCGTGAACTGAAGCGGCCGGGTGTCGCTGTAGAAGCCGACGGTGCCGCGTTCCATGACCAGCACGCGATCCATCGGGAACGTGCGCGACAGGACGACCGACAGGCCCAGAACGGTTTGCGGCAGCGCGCCCGTGTAGTTCGGCGCCTGCGCTGCGGGCACGTTGTACTGGTACACCTTCATGAAGTTGTCGTTGTCCTGCAAGATCGGCAGCAGGCCGTAGTGCATCACGATGGTGTCGGGTTCGAAACCATAAAATTCGTCAGTCGAACCACCTTCG